TGTCACACCATAAATCTTACCATATTTTATTGAGAATCTCTCAAAAAAATATAGAGGGCGAAAAAAAAACGAGAGCATATTCCGTGTCGGACACCACTCGTTACAACAGCCTTACCCCGCCAGAATAACTTAAGTTATAACCTACCCACCCACCTACCTCACCTACCTACTTTCTACAAGTAAACACAGAAAAATCAAGATATAAAAAATATAGTATCAAGAGAGAGTACAAAAACATGAAAAACACAGTTTGATTTTCTTCTAAACAGCACTTTTGGTTAGAGTTACTACGAACTCTAGCCCCAACTCTTCCCCAAACCCTAGCCCCAACTCTTCCCCAAAGTATAAAAGTATAATAGTTCCCTTAAATTATGTCCACCCACCTACCTACCTCCACCTACGTAAACTTACATAAATTATAAAAAAATCAACTTTTATTTTTATTTTTCGAGAGAACCATTGAAAAATAAAAAAAATATTTTTTACTCCTTCTCTCAAATTTTATTTTTTTATTCTTCAAAAATCTTTAAAACAAGTGAAAGTACAAAGGTAGAGCTAGGTAGACACTATACACATAATCTAACAACCTGGCTGTTGCAGCTCCATCACCTTTTTCTGAAATACCTATTTTGTACACTTCTTTGTCATCTAGATTAGCTTTAATGACATAAAATATTCGTTTCTTGTGCAACACTGCTCGATTTTGATTGAGAAACGTGTCTAATTCGATTCCTCTGTTATTTTTGTACAGCACCTTGAATTTGTTATCCATATATACTATAAACAAACTAATTTATTTTAACGCTAAAATAAGTTAGTTTTCTTGTTAAATAATAGGAGTATGTGTATCTCTTGATATACCTGCATATTTACACATCATATCATCAATTTGTTTTTCTTGTTTTCTTTTTTCATTTTCTTCATTTTCTTTCTTTTCTAATTGATTTTTCTTTTCTTCGTATTTCACCCGCTGCAATTCCTCACGTTCTCTTTTTCTTTTTTCTATTTTTTCTTGTTCTTCTTTTTTAATTCTACATTTCATACTACATAAATTTGGTCTAGTATAATGTGTTCGTTTAATCAATTCATTACATATTAAACAAAATTTGCTTTTTTGATTCTTGGCTACCCATTCTGCATGTTCTTCAAATGTTATACCATCTTTTTCTTTGGTTTGTAGTCCTATTAAGTTTTTATAACATATACAACCAACTCTAAACCTAATATTATTTTTAATACATCTAATAACATATGAGTGCAGTGTATCATCATGTATATTGTATTGAGAACAAATACAAGTTTTAAAGGTTTTACTTTTTACTTCGTCCATAACTTCAAAATGTTCTCGAAATAGTTTACCTTTTTCATAACCACTTTTCTTTAACATATTTATGGATGTTTTTGCATAAATAAATTCTATCAATTTGGTGTGACGATTTTTTGAATTAGTACCTGCAAATTCGCTGAAATTATAAATACCTTCCAATAATACATATTCTTCAGGTTTATATGCTTCCCATTTTTGTTGAACTTCATCATCACAATCTAAACAAATAGTTTCTTGCATATTATCTTATATTATTTAGATACTTTTTTTTATGTCAATTTTTAAAATTATAAAATATTTTAATTAATTTAGGAAAAATTGAAAAGAATTTAAAGAAATAATATTGATATATATTAAAGATGTCCGAGTTTGAAACCTTCATTGCTAGCCTTGCCGGCAAGTCAGATGCGACAAAAAAAACATATAGTATTCAATACAAGAAATTAAGGAAGCTCTTGCAACATGATGTGGCTGATGTATCTCAAAAGAAAGTTATTGAATTGGCAAGTGATCAGGGGAATCCTCACCAACAACAATCACTCATAAATGTTGCGGTGCTTGTGAGGAGATTAAATAATCTTAAAACGGATGAACTTATCAAGCAAAGAGACAAAAACAAGAAGGGGATTGAAGATAGGACAAAAGAACTTAATGCTAATCACAATTTGCCTTCCTTAAATGATTTGAAGGAGTATGTTGATTACTTGCATCAAAACGGTAAATGGACTGATTACATAATCAACTACTTGCTACTTGAACTTCAGGTTAGAAATAAAGATGTCAATTTCAAGATAGTTACAAGGAAGAAGGATATGACAGATCAAAATAAGAACTATATTTGGCTTGATGTTAGACACAAAAAAGCTGTATATGTAAGACGTGATTATAAAACAAGTAAAACATACGGAGAAAAGACACACACTATTACTGATAAGGACTTCTTGACTGCTTTGAAGAGAGTGTTAGCCTGTCAGAAGCATGATGAGGAATGTGGGGTTTTCATAAAAAACGAAGACCATGTGGGATATTATGTGCAAAGAAGCACATACAAAAATATTGGAGAAGGTGCTTATTTAAAAATTATAATTAATGCTCATCGTAATGATGGTAACACACAAAAACTTACGGAAATTGCAGCCAACAGAGGCACAGATACTTCAACGTTGCTTGAATACTATGATATAAGTAAAAAGTAAATTTAAAATAATAAGAAAAGAATTATTATTTTAAATAATTTAGGAATAATATACTTAAACACTTTTTCTTACTATGATATATAATGGCTTTTTTGAGCAACGAACCTGAATTAGAATGGACTAAGCAACTTGTAATAGGGAGCATACCATCTATGAAGTTAAACGCTAATGGTAAGAAAGATACTGAAGGCAAAGATATGAAGGGTTGGACAAAATTAGAAAAAACTAAAACTACAAAAGGACACCAAGTTTTCTTTGTTCTTACTGGAGAAAAAAGTAATGTTATTGTTGTTGATTTTGATACAGCTAAAGATTATCATGATTTAACTAATACACATTATAATAGAGAAGTTTTAAAAAGAGAACCTATATTTGATGCTGAACTTTATCCTACTATTAAAACTAGAAAAGGATATCATGTATATTTTGAATACACCGACAAATTAATTCAACCTGATAAAAAAAAATTAAATGTTGATATCCAAGGCAATAAAAAACGAGTTTATTACGCTGGAACTAAATACCAAATATCTAATAATGAATCATTCACTTACGAATGGGAAGTGAAAGAAACACTTAAACCCATACCTGATTCATTATTGAACTACATTAATGACATGTCTAATAAAAGCAAAATTACAAAAAGAAAAACAAAACTATCTACTGATGACTCTAATAATGATGTTGACTTACTCAAATATTTACTTGAATTAATTGATGTTAAATATATTAATGAAAGAGAATCTTGGATTAAAATTGTATTTGGTATGAAAAACAGCAATATTGATGAGCAATATGCGAAAAATTGGAGTTTGAAAACTACCACTTGTGAATTGACTGATGATGATTGGGAAAGAACTTGGAACTCTGGTGATAATAGAATTGATGGTTGCACTGCTGGAACTATTCATTATTATGCAAAACTTTCCAATGAAAGCAAATATCTTGATGTTTGTAAAAATGTTGAAAAAGCTGTTTATGAAAAAATAATTAAAACAATACTTAATAAAGATAAAGTTTTAGAACCACACATCGCACAACTTTTTGATGTTTTATTTCCTAATCATGTAGTTTATGTACAATCAACCGATAGTGTTTATGTTTGGAGTAATGATAGATGGAGAAAAGATGATATCAAAAGAGGAAACATAGGTAGACATCTTATTGCTAAGAAACTCGAACCTTACTTTACCAATAAAATAAAATCTATATGGGCTTCTGTTAATACAGAAGAAGGTTTATCGAAGGAAGATAACCTTCTTATTACCAAAATAGGTGATATTATTTGTTGTATACAAACTACATCTTGGATGAGTAATATTTGGAGAGAACTTACCTGTATTTGTATTGATAAAAAACATAATATTGAATTCGACACCAACCCCAATATTATTGCATTTGATAATGGTAAATTTGATTTGACTACAGGTAAATTTTCTAAAATAGTATTTGATGATTTTATCACCATGACTACATGTTATGATTATATTGAACCATCACAAGATAAATGTAATAAAATAATAGAATTGTTCAATCAGATATTCCCCAATCCAGAAATTAGAAAATGTTATTGGTCTATACTTTTCAATTGCTTGATTGGCGGACAAAAAGACCAGTTTGTTATAGCAAATGGCTGTGGTGGTAATGGTAAAGGATTGTTGAATACACTAATGTTAATTTTGCTCGGCGACTATGCATATGTTGCACCAGTTCAATTACTTACTAAAGATATTAAGAATGGAGCTAATCCTGAAGTTGCAAATTTACATCTTAAAAGAATGGTATTGATGAAAGAACCAAACAAGAAAGATAAATTATTACTTGGTAATATTAAGCAACTCACAGGTAATGATAGTATTAACGCAAGAGGTTTATATTCAGGATTTACCAAATGTTCACTTCACGGAACTATAATTTTAGAAACAAATGACAGATTACAGTTTGATGGAAAAGGAGACGAAGCAGAAATTCGAAGATTTGTTGATATCTTGTTTGAAAGTAAATTTACTGATAATGAAGAAGAGTTGAATGATCCTACTTTATCAAATATATTCAAAAAAGTAGAAGAATATAGTAGAAAAGACTTCAGAGAAAGTCATCGGTGTGCTTTGTTTAAAATGATAATGGAAAATGCAAATAGAAAGATTTACATTCCTGATTGTGTAAAAGAGAGAACACTATTATATATTGAGGAGCAAGATACATTTAATCAATGGGTTAAAGAAACTTATGTTTTAACAAATGACCCTTCAGATATAATTACTTCAAAGGATATGTTTGCTCTCTATAAGGAAAGTGATTTGTATCAAAATGCCGATAAAAATGATAGACCTTTACAAAATAAGTTTACAAATGATTATATTAAAACTGATAGAAGTTTGAAGAATAAATTCAAAGAAAAACATCAACCTAAAAAGGATGGAAAGCAAGTATGTTTAAGAAATGTTATAGTTGGAATTAGAAGAATTGAAGACGATGATGATGTAGAAGAAGATGTGTTATTTGAGTAATTATACAAAGCATAAAAAAAAGTCAAAAAGTCAAAAATCGACCCCCATTTTAAAACCCTTTTTACTTCCTTCCCTCCATGTTGACTATTTTTTTACCCTCTTTTTTTGCCTTTTTGACTTTTTTTGCCTTTCTATATTTTTACTTTTTCTCTATTTATAAATAGACTTTCTCTTTTTATAAATACTATACTATATACTATATACTATATACTTTTTTACTAACAAAATAATAATAATAATAATAATAATAATAATAATAATAGTAATAGATGGCGAAGGCGGGTTTGGTGGGGGTGGAGAAGGATTTGGCGGAGGCGGGTTTGGTGGCGGAATTAGTAGATTTTACAGATTTTTTTCTCTGTAATATCTATAACATGAGCGAGACAGAAGATTTAGAGATCCCCGTTGAACCTGAGCTACCCAAAGGTGTTAATGCCAAACCTAAAAAGGTCATGAGTGAACTGCAACTTGAGAAACTTAAGATAGCAAGAGAGAAAGCAGCTCAAGTAAAGAAAGCAGCAAGAGCAGAAAAGGACAAACTAGAAGCGGAACTAAGGGAAAAAGAGAAGGCGAAACGACTAGCAAAGTTGGAGGACAAGGTCAAAAAGAGTCACATAGATTTAGACGAGAAGCCTCAACCCAAACAAGAATCTTTAGAGGAACAAGTTGAGATAATCCGCAAGCCAAAAAAACCAAAGAAAAAAGTTGTTGTTATGCATGATTCAGGCTCAGACAGTGATAGTGAAACGCAAGTGATATACATCCCACGACGATCTAACAAGTCTAGCAAACCCAAAGATGCGCCACCTCCAGAGCAAACACCGTCCCAACCTTTAGCTTTTGGAAGCATCCCGCGTTATCAATTACACAACTTTAATCATAATCGGAGTTTTTATTGATTTTATAATATTTGTACAATATATAATGCCAACTAAAAAAGAATTAATACAGCAAGCAAAAGAACTTGAAATTAGAGGATATAGTAAAATGAACAAAGCAGAACTTGAGAGTGCAATATTTATTAAGCAAGTCAGTGATTGGTATGATGACATTTCAAGCCAAACGCAAATTTTGATCGACCCCCAAGAAATAGACATTAATCAGGATATAATATTGTTAGATAATAATGAAACTAGTCAGTGTTGACAAGTCAAGCAATAAAAATAAAAAATATGTGGCGACATTTGATTTAGGAGAGAACAAAACCAAGAAAGTTCACTTTGGACAAAAAGGTAGTTCAACCTACTTAGACCATAAAGATGCAAAAAAGAGAGATGCTTATTTAGCTAGACATAAGGTAAATGAAAATTGGGGAGATGCAACAAGTGCTGGAAGCTTGAGCCGATACATATTATGGAATAAATCAACAATAACAGCAAGCATAACAGATTTTAAGAAGAGATTTAATTTATAATACTCATTTTAATATATTTGTATTATAAATGTTTATTAGATTCTGCATAACATTGATGCATTCTTGTTTTCAAATGTTGACTGCGTCCTGCTAATGTATAGCGACCACCACATTCACAGGTTACTTTTACTGTTCTTTTTTCTGCTATTTTGTCCTTATTCTTTGCATTGTATATCCTCTTTTTTTCTTTAATTTTTTCATGATTTAAATCACGATATTCTTTACCCCATTCCTTTTTATGTTGTCTTATCCCATCTTTCTCTATCCATTTTTCATAAGCTTTATGTTTTTGCTCTTTATGTTCCTCTTCTGTTCTAAAGGCTCGTTTATCATTTAATGTTGCTTTAATTTCCTTTTTTACTTCTTCTTCTCTGGCTTCAAGTTCTCTTTTTGATTGACAAGGATAAGTTTCAATTTGAATCATTCGCCAGTTTTCAAATCCACCATATTCTCTCATTGTTTGGTATTTCTTTGTGTTATACTCTTTGTTATCCTTATTATTACAAGCACTTTTGTGACTTTGTTTCCGTCTTGTGAAATTGATAGTTGAACCGACATATACTTCATCACAATCGTCACAAACCCATTTGTATATGATGCCTTTTGAATAATCACACATTTTTATACATATTTACACACTTTTGTTTTTAAATAAATTTATAATAAATTTATAATATCGTTTAAATATATTATGCCAAAACTTTATAATTTTCCTCAAGTTAAGTGTAGTGAAAATGATAACTATAGAACTAACAGTCTTGGTGGTTGTCGTTATGTAGCTCAAGTGCCAGATTTTACACCACATAACAAAGGTAAAAAAGGAACAATTCAACCACCATCGCAAACTTTACAACCTCAACCACAAATACCTTCTCAATTTAAACCACAAGCTCAACCAACTCCTGCACCATTACCAACTCTAACTCCGTTCATTAACAAACCCGGCAAAGGTCTAAATGAAACAGATATACAAAATCAGATGCAAAACCTTTTAGATCAGCATGGAATTGGCCATTTGTTGCCAAAACCATCTATCCAATATAATAAGAACAATATAACGACAACACCTGTTAACGTCGAGATGGATTTGAAAAATCGTTTGATAGCTTTAGTGGCAGCAGCAGATAACGTACATGGGAATTTGAGTTATACAGAATATGAAGCTCTGTCACCAAAAGCAAAAAGTGAATACGAGCATTATTTTCAAGAATATGTCAAACAAGCACACGAGGCTGGAGCATTGAATAATAATGTTCCTCAAAATTATGAGATTGACTACAAAAACGTTACAAAAGATTACATGGTATTTCACGATCCAAACTTAAATGAGACAAGTATTGTATTTAGAGGACAAAATGGAGCTAGACCCAGAGGAGCAGATCAACAACACATTAAAGATACATTGCTTGGAAAATCAAAAGACTACGGGTATTTGGATGCACTTTATAAAGATGCTGTTAAAACGTATCCAGGGTCGGAAATAAAAATTTTAAGTTATTCTAACGGCGGACCAAAGGGTTTGTATTTGAGTAATAAATATAACTTAGAGCATTATTCAATTGACCCGGTTTTAGGTCCAAATGAAGCTAAAATACTTCGAAGTAACAATGCAGCAAATGCTAAACTAGAAATTGTGCGCACCCCAAATCCAGCTTTAGCAAGTGGCGGAGCAAAATTATTGAATGAAATTATCACAGGAACAGAAGAAGTTCCATATAAGCTGACGTATGTTGATCCTTTAACAACTCAAAGTGGTACGTCAAGTATAAGCGACTTATTTATCCAACATAGTTCAAACATATCGGCAAGTGATGCTCCACGAACTAAGTATGAAAACCCTAGTCAATTAAGGCAATTCGGCACTGGATTAGGTGTCAGTCTTGCTACTGGTTTTGGAGCAAACGCTATAACTCAGACTATAATGCCTGAAGCACCAGAACAAGCTAAAATAGCCACAAATGCAGCAGTTGGAGCTGGACTCACTCAAGTCATTAGCCCCGTGGTTGGTGCAGGTGCTGTTAGTGCATCTGAGCTTTTTTTGCCTTTATATGCCAGTATTCAAGCAACTGAAGCTACTCAAAATGTGGTTCAAAAGTTGCCTGGCTTTAAAGATGATCCTACTGGAATGTCAGGAGCAGCAATTGCTGGTGGTGTAGGAGGTGGAGTATTTGAAGGAGCAGCAATTGCTCAATCAGCAGCAACATCGGCATTATCAGGAGCAGCAACTACAACAACAGCTGCAGCTACAACTGGAATAGAATTAGGAGGAGTAGGTATGACTGCGGCCGAAGCTAGTGGTGCTGCTGAAATGGGAGCAACGGCATTAGGAATAACGGAAGGTGTGGAACTTACTGCTTTAGGCACAGAAGCTGGGGTAACTGCTGGAGCATTAGGTGTTGCAGAAACGGCTGGTGAAGGTGTGCTTTTAGCCCCCACTCCTATTGGAAAAGGTGTTGCTGCTGCGGTGGCAACTGGAGCATTATTAACTGCGGGTATAACAGGTATTGCTAGTTTGTTCCAACATAAAGACAAAGGCAAACCAAGAGACTTTTATGTATTGAAGCCACATACTGACCATGTGCCTGATAAAATTATAGGACGTGATCCTAAAATAGTGGCTATTATGAATGACTTCAATCGCAAACAAGATTACTCTGCAAAAGCATTAGGTAATGTTAAACATAAAATAGATGAAAGAGTGCACGAAATGATCAAAAATGGAGAAATGGCAGATTATTACTACCAACCAGAAATTATGAAAACAACCATCAATGACAAAGTCAATTTAGAGGAAAACTTTACGCCATTTGATGACAAACATGGATACATGCCACCCGCAGACTATTCTAAAATATATGAACAACAAAGCAATGGTGCGAAATCAACATTATGGAGAGATGAACCTCACCCTCAAACATCTCATACTCACACGCCTGCAAATCCATTAACAAATAGAACTCCTATTGCTGATGATACTATCGGAGATGGTGATTAAACATTGTTGATGTCTAAATTAACGTTATTTAAATTATCTTCTGATAAAGGTTGTCTCTCACAACTCACACAACCACATTGAATCCGAGTGCATCTGCTTCTCAAAAAATAGACCAAAGTTCCACTAATACATGCTGATAAGATGCCTGTGAATGTGATTACCCAAGTTCCATTCACCTCAATGAAATGAGTAAAGGTTTCTTTCTCTAGTTCAGACATTTATTATAACAAAATAAAATAATAAATAAATATAGATGAAGGTGAAGAAGCTAAATATATACAACAAAGACCCAGAGAAAGGTGTGTCAAATGAGTATCCCACACCACCTGATGCATTTAGGCAACCTTGCTTATGGTACATATCAGCTGTTAGGAATAGTGGTAAATCCTATTTGTGTAGCAAGTTTTTAGCCCAAGCCAAGAGGGATAAGACCTTTGACAAAGTATACATGATAACCCCAAGTTTTGCGTCTAATAGATCTTATTTTGGTAAGTATGTAAATGAAGATGAAGATGTATATGAACCAACCCGAGATAGCATTTCTAAAGTGATTGAGAGAGTTGAGGCAGACAGGGACGCATGGGAGGAGTATTTAGATAAATTAAAAAGATATAAAGAGTTTAAGAAAGAGATCAAAAACAAGCCAATTGCTCATTTTCAAGATGATGAATTGCTCTTTCACTATGAAAATGGACACATGGAAAAACCAACCTATGAATACAAAGAACCAGTCAAGAGTTTATTAATTTTGGACGATTGTTTAGGTAGCCCAGCAATATTACAATCAAGTGGTTTGAGTCGTATAGCATCGCTAAATAGACATATAGCGCCACTAAAAGAAGAATATAATGGAAGGAGTGCTTGTGGTTTAGCAGTTATAATTCTCTCACAAAGTTATAGAATGCAAAATGGACCTGGAAGATTGCTTAGAGAGAATCTCTCATTATTTACATTATTTAAAAACAAACAAGAGAAACAAATGGACGTTATTAAAGAAGAATTGGGTTCTGTAATTGATGTTGAATTGTTTGATAAAGCTTATGAATATGCTACAAAAGAAAAGTATGGATCACTTACTACGGATTTTAATCCAAAAACGCCTTGCAAAACCTTTAGAAAAAACCTAAATGAAGCCATTGTGTTTGAGGAGTTGGGTGGCTGTCGCTGCGATAATAAATAAATATTAAAATAAAAATTAAAAAAAATTTTTTTTTTATTTTTTGGCTTTTCTCTCGAAATTTATTTTTTAAAAGTCAAAAATATTTTCAAAAGTTCATAATTTTTTAGTAGAAAGGTAAAAATATATATTCAAATTATATAATGAAATCAGGATTACGAACTGGAATTCTCTCAGACAAATCTGTATTAATTAGTTGCGCCGATCAACAATCTATTCCGTTTAATAAAATCAATTTAGCTGCTCGGTCGGGTACTAAAATCTCTCGCCCTCAGAAAAGTATTTATATGTTCAACAATTTGAATATTACACAAATGCAAAAAGAAGAACTGATTAATGACTTTGTTTTACGCTCACAAAAAGCAAAACCTTTAGTCATTCCTCCAAGAATATATTCTACACTGTCTTTAGACAAACAAAATGCTTTAGTCAGGCAGGTAGTTACTCAAACATTAGCAAATGACCTCGCCCGTGACCAAATAAATGCTGTAGTTGGACTTGGAAGTGTTGCATCAGATGATGAGTCTGTTTCACAGTTAACAACTCGACCTGGAAGTCCAGAAGCTGATTATCCTTACTCAGATAACGAAGATGAAACTGATGCTAATGTTCCTGAAAATGATGGTGATACTGGCGAGCCAACCAGAGAAGAAATAATACAATCTTATAATTTAAGACGTGGACAAATATTCGGAAGAAATGCATTTGGAGTTACTGATCCTATGGCTATGAATCCGTCTATTAATGCTCCACCAAGAGTGCCTACAGAGCTATTGCAAAGTAGAATTACTGGTTTTGGTCCTCAATTTCAGCCGCCACAGCCACTTGGTGGACGTGTAAACAGACACACTCATTTTATTTCTCCAGCAGGTTCAGGACTTTCTGCAGCAGATAGTATGAGATCAACAAATGGAAATGGCAACGGATCACACTATGCAGATCCCATTATGAGCGGAGGCACTAGTAGAGGTCCAACAAGTAGAATGAACTTAATGACGGGAGATGTAGTTGACAGAACAGACATGCATCGCCCTATGGGCTACCGACCTTAAATGCTGTTTTTCGTAATGCAATATAAAAAAATGTGTACTTATATTATAATGACTGATTGTTCTTTTACCTCAATTGACGAAATGCCAAGATACGAAGCACCGAATCCATTTAAATATGACAATCTTACTTTAGCAAAACGCAAAAAGGAAGTTGAAGCAGCTTTTAGAGACTATCCACATGTTCCTCCAAGTATGATTGAAATGGCTTGGGACTTGATACAAAACAATTCAGAAGAAGAGATTGCTGACATTATTAATAGTGGGAAGTGGAGCAACGCACCAAAAAAAGAAAGAGCAACAGGAGGTGTAGTAAAAAGTATGGTAATTGAATAAATTTATTGTCTATTATTATATAAAATGTCAGAGCAAATTGTATCCAGTTTTAACCTGTTCGTAGATTCGGACAGAGGAAGTCCCAATTCCATCTCCAAAGGTGATGATTATCACTTAAATCTTACTGGTGTAAATCTGGACGCTGAAAAAGGACAAATCATTAGATTAACGGTGAATAACTTTAGCATGTATAAGACCTTTACTAACGTAAATGCCCATAATAGCAAGTTTATATTAAGAAATAATAAAGCAACTACGCAACTAGAGCTTCCTCACAAAAATCACGATACAATCAGAGCAATTGCACAAGATTTTGCCGAAACACTTAAAACTCAACTTTTAATAGATGCTAGTGCTTCTACTGCAACCTCAATAGATATTTCAAACCTTACACCTGTTGCTAGTGCTGGAGTGGCTGGAACATCTAACAATGTCATTTCATTCAAACTCATATTTAAAGATACCAATGATACTCCAACCGCTCATGGTGTCAGTAATGTAAAGGTGCAGTTCTATGAGAAGTTACCAACTACAAATGACGACTCAGATGTGTTTAGCCTATTAGGAGGTAACCGAATCCATGACAACACCGACACAACTACAAATAGCATTACTGTAGCAGTAGGCACAAATGATATAACTTTTACTTGCTTATACCCTGCCCAAAGACACACTGAACAATTTGTATATTTGAGAACTAATCTAACGAGCAATAGTTTAGCAACTTCTTCTCTTGAGGCAGGTAATCATGATCACGATACCACGAATGTTCATCACACAAACATTTTAGGAAGATTTGTAATTGACTCCGAAGTTGTGCAATATGCTGCTGGAACAGGGCGAGAATATTTTATTGACCTTCCTACTCAACGACACGTCAACAACATTCGTCTCTACCTTACAGACCACCATGGAAGAATGCTTTCTACTTTTGGCCAAGAACAAAACACTTTAGGCAATTTAAATTTTAATTTAGTTCTCCGTTGTGATATTATTCAGCGAAGAGCTCCCAATGAAGGTTTCACACCACCAGTTCAACGAACAACACCTGCCAGATTCTCCAATCCTATATTACAACAAGATGGACATACACGAACCTAATTATTATTTAATTATTTACAAAATTGATTTAAAGAGTTTTCAATCTTATAATATAAGTTTGAATGCCCTACACACAAGAAGAACGAGCAGAATATAGAAGAGCATACTATTTAGCAAATAAAGATAAAGCATTAGAACAAGCCAAAGAGTATAATGCAAGACCAGAAGTAAAAGCAAGAAAGAAAGCATACAATGAACAATATAATTTAGCAAAAAAAGAACAAGTATTACAGCAAAAGAGAGAATATCATAGAAACAATCCACAAAAAATGAGAATAAAAAGTTGGAAAGAAAGAGGTTTAGTAGAAGATGAAGACTACACATTTGAACAGATTTATGAATTGTATTTACAATGCAAGACTTGTGATGATTGTGATAAGGACTTAACTGGTAAAGATGCTGCTGGTAGAAGATTAGTTTTTATGGATCATTGTCATGCAACTGGGAAGTTTAGGGGTTTTGTTTGTAATAGATGCAACCAAAAACGAGCAGTAAAGGATAAATTGGATAAATTATAATATTATAATTAAAATAATTGTCAATATTATAAACTATGAGTTACAGTCCGCAACTTTCGTATTTTCTTGACCGCTTATCGGGTTTCTCTACTAACATCTTTCGATTAGAACCCCAAGGAAGCAACAGCGCAAAAGCAAACAACATCATCCGCATAACTCTTCCTGCGAATAGTTTAGTCAATTTCAGAACTTTTGCTCTCCACTTTAATGCTGCAATAACTAGTGCTAATGATGAAGGTCGCCTTCCTAACAAAATTGATTCTTTAGTTGAAAGAGTTGAAGTCACATTCGGTGGCGTTCAGGTATCGGCTGGTAACAACATGTACAATGTTCTCCGCCATGCCAAAGATGCTTTGATGGGTGATTCCACAGACCCTATTCTAGGTCACCCTGAAGTTGTCCGTGCTGAAAGCTACCACATAACAAGTGGCATAGCATCTAACAAGGAGGTAGCTGCTCCTTATGTTATTGACAAATGGGAAGGCTTTTTAGGCACAGTTGAACCAAAAATTGTAGATTTATCATTACTTCCAGAATGTGTAGTTTCCATTTATTTAGCAGAAAACGCTGTTTGCATTGATGCTGCTGGAACTGCTTTAGCTACAACTGCCTCCACAGGATTTGATATATCTGCTGCATCTCCAGCTCCTGTCTACGAACTTACAAACATTTATGCTACAATCGAAACCATTGGGCTTGCTGATGGAACGTACGATTCTATGATTTCACAAATGATGAGCCAGGTCGGCTATTTAGAATTACCCTTTAAACAATATATTTCATTCCAGGACACTACTGCCAACAACATGCGCTTCTCAGTTGCTACCCAGTCGTTAGACAGATTATGGCTTGTTCATCGTGATACAGCCTACAACACTGCAGGAGGTGCTGTATCAGTCACTGGACACAAAGTTTCGGGTGCTTTTGTTGATGATGTTGCAGGTCAAACTGCTGCAGATATTGATATTGGCATCCCTCAATTTGATATTGGTGGTTCATTAGACTACAACAAAGAAAAATACATTTCGAAATACTTCAACTTCTCTGAACCTGCTGGTGGTGTATCCAAACATCAGCTTCAATTGAATGGTGCTTTATTTCCCCAGTATCAAGCATCTGTTGAAGACATGTTCCAAATCAGCAAACAGTCTGTATTAGGTGGCAGACATCAGATGAAATATGGACTTCGCACTATGCGTGACAACTATGCTGTCTTTTGTGTTCGCCTTAACCTTTGCGATAGTGAGTTCAGTCGCCAGCTAAGTGGGCTTGACACAAGATCAATAAATCTCTCAGGATTTTACAATATGTATGGCGTAACAGGTGGCGGTAAATCGGTCAATGTATTTGTTGAATGTAGCTCTTCACTCAGAATAGGACCCAACCTTCAGATAGAGGTATTACAATGAGCATACAAAATTAATTTTTATTTTTAATATTTTAAAAATTGATTTAAAGATAAAACGGAATGATAAGGTATAAAAAGGAATATGGCTGATTATCAAAAGGCAGTAATTTACAAATGGGCTTGCGATGATTGTGATGAAGTATATGTAGGCTCAACTACTAATTTCACTAGAAGAAAACATGCACATAAAACTGCTTGTAATAGTGAAAATGATAAAAAGCACCACCTGAAAATATATCAAACAATGAGAGAATATGGAGGATTTGAGAACTGGCGAATGATTCAAATTGAAACTTATCCTTGTCAATCAAAAAGAGAGCTGGAAGCAAGAGAAGAGCATTGGAGGAAAGAGCTGAATGCAATATTAAATGGTAAACGAGCATTTAGAACCATTCAGGAAAAGAAAGAGTATGATCAAGAAAGGCACAAATTATATTATGAAACAAACAAAGAATCTATTGCAGTGAAATACAAGCAATATAGGGAAGAGAACAAAGATCAGATTAAAGCCCGACAGCAAGAATACTATTTAAAGCCAGAAAATAAATTGAGAAAGGCAGAAACAGACAAAACATATAGAGAAGCACATAAGGATGAAATAAAAGAAAAAAGGAAAGATTATTTTGATGAATACAACAACAAGGAAGAAGTCAAGGACAAAAAACATGAATGGTATTTAGCAAATAAGGAAAGAAGCTATACATCATGTAAAGAAAGAAGACAGATAAAAACAGAATGTGATATTTGTGGAGTACTTTATACTGCTTGTAGAAAATCAGAGCATATTAAAACTGAAAAACATGTATGGTCTGTTGAAAACAACCAAAAATACTGCAATCACGTGCCATTTAGAACACGAGAAGTAACTTGTGAATGTGGATCAGTATGTTTTGGCAAAAATTTAGCAGATCATCTGAAAAGTAGAAAACACCAAAACTATATAAACTCACAAAATAAAAAACAATAATTGCAGTGATTATTTTATTATATCTATATTTAATAAAATGATCATCCCAAGTTTAACTGCTGGTCTTTTAGGAAAAGAGACAGTACCTATGGTGTCGCTCGTACCAACTGCCTCATTCAAACGAGACAATTTACTCACTAAAAACCCACCTTTAGGGTATGTAGATTTACTTAAAGATGGTCAACGGCCGGCAATGCATAATCAAACCACAAGCATCGATACTTCTAGACGAGTTCTGATGTGCAAAAATGATCTTCGCGTGAAAATCGGCAGACCAGCCAAAGATAGATTTGCTTTGGGACAAGTTACAGGTGTAGGAAGAAAAACAACATCAATTTTCCCTAGAGAACACAGAAACAATGGCAGAATAATGATACCATCTGATTCTCATACTGCAGGAAGATTAAATAAATTAGGCATTCCAAAATAAATCTCAATAATATATAAATATGCAAAGAATACCACATTCAACTGGTGTAGCAAACAATATAATCGAACCAAATTTAGTAGATATTGAACTTGACGCAGGAAGTGTTGCTGGAAATTTAACATCATATTCTATCAATGGTATCACAACTACTCTAAACAGTAAATTAGTTCAAGTGTACACAAATACAATAAATCCACCCGTTAGTGTTGGGCAATATATTGTTATATCGTTTTTTACATCTTTGAGCAACATTGACCCAGATGCGATCAATGGAGTGAGAAAAGTTCTTGCTATAACAGGTTTTGACAACAACCTATTGACCATTGAGGCGGATACAGAAGCTTCAGCAACTGGAAACGCAACTCTTGGTGCTGGCAGTAAAACGTTTACCATTAAACCCATTCTCAGTGTAATGAACAACAACACAATCCGATTTTATGTCACAAGTGATGGTGCAAGTAGATATTTAAATGTTCGCTACCATGAAAATGGCATAGATTACACTAAAGATATAGTGTTACTTGATGTTTAACCATAATTATATTCTACATCTGCAGCTCCCGTGAAGCCATTTACCGAGCCATGGCAAAATATCCTGCCTCGAGAAACGCATATAAAATCAAATCTGACATCTCTGAATGTGCCATCATTCGTGCTATCATCTTGCTCCTTAACGTAAACACTGAAACTTGAAGTTGTCTTTGAATGATAGGCTATCATGTAATCGTCAAGATGCGATCCTATTGCACCACCTGTAGTTATAGATTCAATGGTCAAACTGATCGTGTAATTGGTCGATGTCGGTCTACAAGTCTCACCAAATCCTATTAAGTATGACCCAGTGCCAGTTTTTACAACTGAAAATTGAGGTTGATAATAGTTAAAGTCTGGACATGGCGCTGTAGGAGAAAAGACTGAAAAACCAGAGTCTCCAGGCCTTTGCCATTCAAGAGTACATCTCTGTCCTCCTGAACTCTCAAACCAAAAAAGTTGGAATTCATAAGCTCGTCCTGCTATCATTGTAAAAGCTCCAACTGTCGTTATGTATGCTTGAGTAGTGTCCATAAGACAAACAGTAACCGCAGAATCAAAGGGCAAAGTGGAGTCACGGATTTGTAAACGAGAACCATCGTCAGATCCAACACGGAACGTGTATGACCCTGTATAAGGAGCATAACTCACCCATGACCATCTAACCATGAATTTATCTGAAACATTTAAGTTTTGAAGTGTAAGATTAGAGTTATTTTCAAAAAATATAATTGAAGGTACATAATTGGTGTAATAAGAGAAGTTACCTGTTCCAGGATCTGCTCCAAACTTGTAGAAGTTGGTAGAATTAATGCTAATATGGGATATTACATCAGCAAAAGATGAAACAGAACTTGACCATCCGTACCATACTTCTATTTGAGCGGTTCCAAGTTGAGTATAAAGGTAAGAGGGATACATGGTTTGCTGTGTTCTGCTCACCACTTGATCGTTAAATAAATCACAAACTACCCCACTATTCACGAAATTCGTTGAGCCTGTAGTGGCAACTGAATCGAAAGGAGTAAGCGGATGTTTTCCTGCTATTGATGTACTGAACTGACCTGTCAAAACGTTGAGTCGGTCAAAAACCCCTCCAGACGTTATCAAGTTATTGGAGTTTAGAGTAGGAGTAGTATCAACTGGTGTGAGGGGATGTTTGTTAGCCAAATGTTGCGTTAGAGTTGTGCCGCGTGATGTATCACCCCCGCCTGTATAAAGTTCAGAACAGAAAATCGGCAAGTAAGCATCACTTTCAGCATTGGAAACACCTAAACCAGGAAATGAGAATACCGAATTCGAAAATTGGTTGCTATTAGGTAAAAATGATGTGCTGTACAACAAGGTATGAAGTTGATAAGATTGTGAATCATTATCACCTAGTCTGAGTGGGTCAAAGCCCTGCGTGCTTATATCATCTATTTGCTGTTGAATGTCGCTGGTCACATTACTTAAATAGCCCAGTTCGATAGCACTCACAGAACTAGGCCACACGAAGGAAGCATCCGGTTTGTCGATTTTATCATCAATTTGCTGTTGTATGTCGCTGGTCACATTTGATAAGTAACCCAACTCGGATTCAGTGACACCACTAGGCCAAACGAAGAACGGATCTGGTTTGTCTATTTTGTTTTGAAGAAGAGATGTAATTGTTGTTCCAGTAGAAGAGGAGTCACCGCCAATGTAGACATTCGAACAAAAAACAGGAAGATAAGCATTTTCTGCGATGTTCAAAACACCTAAACCGTTAAGAGTAACTGGCGATTGCAGGGCTGAGGTATTAGCTAAAACAATTGTAGAAAGGTCAATACTTGTAAAAACATGCTCTTCTATCACATTATCAAGATGTACTGCAAGGGTTGATGTGAATATACCAAAATCGAGTATGACGCTACTTGGATTAGGTAACGTTACTGTACCAGTAAAGGTAGGGCTAACAGTAGATGCTGATATTTGACTTGTAATGTGGTTGTGAGTACATGCCATAGTTGCCAAACGAAAATCCATAGATGCATTGAATCCATAGGAAACATCATGAACTCTTGCCTCTATAAACTGGAAACTTGGATCAGTAAGTTCTGATACACTAGCACCAAACAAAGCATGTTGAGGTAGTTTTGCCGCGTCGGCGTTTACTGTGAGATAGGTAACGCCACCTACAGTAAGATTGTTAAGATAGGCTGACTCAGTTGGAATTAATGACCCAGCAGCAGAAACCAATGGATTTATGGAATTTGTGATCTGACTTTGATTTACCTTATCGTTTTGGAGGTTAGTAATATTTGAATTTATAGGTGTTAGTTTTGTGTTCACATGACTAACTACCGCACTGCAACTAGGAACATTTGTAGTGCTAGGTGATGCACTATCTATAGTACCTACCCGATGTCCAGAATTTTGTCCTGGTAAAACTGTCAAGAAAGATGTTTGAATACCCTCAAACCAATTTTCAAGTGCTGCTGCTGTCACCAAAGAATTAGTAGCATTATTTTCTTCAGCACCACCAATTACAAATGTATCTAAAACAGTAGTATTAATTGGTTGACCATTTACCTTCAGGGTATCTTGCTTACTTTGGAGAAGTAATTCATCAACTCCATCGTGATCTAAACCAGTAGAGTGAGCGATTCTTTTCATTTATACTAAGAAAAGATAATAATATGAGTGTTGGAACAATTTGGAGAGAAAAAAAATAAAAAAATATTTTTTTTATTTTTTAATGGTTCTCTCGAAATTTATTTTTAAAAAGTTGAAAATATTTTTAAAACATGTAAATATTTAAGTGGAGGTAGGTAGAAACTGACTAAATTAATTTATATGTTTACATTATATGAAAATATATAAGTTCATTAAGATAACAGATAATGATGATCATAGAAAATTTTGCATCGATGTAACTTCAATGAGTGATTACAGGATCAGAGTCTCTATTCTATGGAGCAAGTATTTGAAATATTTAGACAACAAAGGACAATATAGGTGTGTATTTGAAGTATTAGCGACAGACTGGTCAGCATATTGCGTAGGTCGCTACTGGTTCAATGATATAAATGATGTAAAGGCCAAGCAGGTTGAGTTAGTTCATTTTTATCAAAGTAAATTAAGAGAT